AATTCTATATAGGTTTCAGCACCAAGAACGGTGCAGTTTACATGATAGGAATCACAAAATGTCCAACACCGCTCCCTTGGTTCTCGCCTATTTGCAAGCCAAAGCCGCCGAAGAAGCCGCCAAGCAGGCTGTCGCCGCAGCGCGCAAGGCCATCCTCGAAACCGGCATGGATGTCATCACGGGCGAAACCGCCGACATCTGCGTCACAATCAGCGAACGCAAGGCGATTGACGCTGATGCCGTCAAGGCGATCCTCGGCCACGCCACACCATACAAGGTCGCATGCGTCGAAACGCTCCGCGTGAAGGCCAAATGCCCCCAGAACGGGGGCTAAAGAAAGGGGAAGGCGTCTTTCTTTTCACAACATCATCGCTAAGGAAAGGATATGACGTGACAGTCAACACCATCGCCACAGCCCTCTGGATCGCCGCCTGGGCCTGTCTGCTGTGGCCGCTGGTTGCCAACTACCGGGCTATCCCATATGCCGCTGTAGCGGCTTCCCTGGCCCTCCTGTGGCCATCAAACGGAGAAACAGCAATATGGCTATTGAAGATGTTGTCGCGCAGCTAAAAAACAGCACCGATCCGTTGGTGATGAACAAATCCTTCGAAGAAGCCGCGCATGAAGAATGCTTGAAACATTATGAACAGATTTTAGATCTGTTTATTCAAAATAATATCATGCATGATGTGCCGCTTGGTATGCAAATTTATGTTCTGACAGCCATCCTGGCGAAACAAGTTTCCCAGGCCAATAATGTAACAGATGCTATCACTGTAGTTGGCCTTGAATTAGTCCGAATGTCGATGTCCTTTGCAAGGCATGATAAAAAATCGGAAAACGAAGAAGATGAGTAGCTTCGAACAGTGGTGCGAGAGTTCGATCAGCTTGGCCAGCGAAATTCATGAAATCCTTAACAAGGAGAAATTTTATGAACGTCACCAGTTAGGCGGCGTCGTCTTCGGATTGGCTACGCTGACTGCCGTGCTTGCCAGCGAAAGTGATATCCCGACTAAAACGCTGAATGCAGCCCAGATCATCATGCGGCATACGCTTCATGGCTTACTCGAACAGGAGAAGAAGAATGTCTGAAATTGGCCACAACATTTCCACCGAACGCCTGCGCAGCCTCATCGAACGCATCGAACGCCTGGAGGAGGAACGGAGGTCCCTCGCATCCGATATCAAGGATATCTATTCAGAGGCTTCAAGCGCCGGCTTTGACAAGAGGGTGCTTCGCCGACTGATCGCCGACCGCAAGCGCGAGCAGGCTGACGTTGAGGAGGAGCAGACCCTTCTGGACCTCTACCGCCGCAACCTTGGGATGTAACAAACATGCCGAACAAAGATTACCACGAAACTGCCATCAGGCGCTCTGGTGACAGTTTTCTGGCCGCAGCAAGCCGCCTGAAACCAAAACCTGAATTGACTTTTAACCAGATCAAGCAGGGCTGGAAGGATTACAGAAAGAAGATAGAGGCTCAAAAAGCTAATGCGCCGAATAGCGGATAAAAATATTTTTGAAAAGCGGTCGAATATGTGTTGACCACTGAACTTAGTTCAGCTACAAAGGGGTTATCAACACATCAACACACAACACATCAACACAGTGGAGAGCGACATGACAACTGAATTGAACAACTACCTCGCGGCCCGCGCGGCTCTTGGCGTCAACCAACATAACATCAACCGCCCACACAAAAGGCAACCGCACATGACCGACTATGCACTACGTTGCGAAATCTCAGCCGCCCGCGAAGGCCAACCGCACTGGCACTTTGCCGGAGACCCGGACGCCGGCCGCGCATGCGTGGAGCACGACGGAAAAAGATGGACGTATCGCGTGGAGCGCGGCGAACGCAGAGCATTCCGCGCATGGCTGGCCGAGGCATTCTCAGGCTTTGGCACACAAGCCAGTGTCGCCGGACGCTTTCCGCATTACGAAATCAAAACACGGAGTTAACCACATGACCCCCGCCGACATTGCCATACGCATACGACGTTACTTTTGCTGAATGACTCCCGCCGCCCTACGAATTGCCATGGGCCAGCTAGGCTGGTCTGTGGCAAGTCTATCTCGTATTTTCGGAGTGACGGAAAGAGCGGTCTATAAATGGCTTTCAGGAGCCGTTCCCGTCCCTCTTTACGTCGTTCTACTTGTGCAAGCCAGTCTGGATGGTCTGATACCGATGCAGTGGCTTGAAATTGAGCGTATATTGGATTAAGTTCCATTCTACGTTTTTTTGTTGGAGATTAATTATGCCGCGCCAGGGTAAAGGATCGGGAAAATCGCCGCCGGCTGTGGTATTACGCACAACAGATCTGATGGCCGAGCAGCCGAAGAAAAAAGATGGAAGGGCGAACAATGGCAATCCGTCCACTTATGATCCTGCTATCGCTGAATTGATTTGTTCTGAAATTGCGGTTGGTAAACCTTTGTATAAAATAGCCATGGACCACGAATGCGTTCCGACGCTACAAACGGTCTATAATTGGTTGCGTGTTCACCCCGAATTTAGCTTGATGTATACGCGCGCTCGTGAAGACCAACAAAACTACTACGTAGACCAAATGATATTAATTTCTGACGATCCAAGTATTCCATCAGACCAAAAACGTCTGATGGTAGACACGCGCAAATGGTTGGCAAGTAAATTGAACCGCAATACTTACGGCGACGTGAACAAGACTGAAGTAAGCGGTCCAAACGGTGCGCCAATACAGACACAACAGGTGGCGACTATTGACGCAAGGTCGCTTGATCCTGATGCGCGTGATGCGTTGAAGCAGGCTTTGCTGGCTGCTAAAGAACAAAACAAGTAAACAAACAGTATAGGACAAAGAAGATGAAAATTTCTGAACTAATGCTGCACGCCAGAGCGTCTAATTGCTTAATTCGTGTGATGGGGTTGCAGACAACTGAGGAACTGGAAAAGTATTCACCCGCAGAATTACTTAATTCATATGGAATGGGCAAAGTAACTCTTGCTTCTGTGATACAGGCTCTCGACAGAGTGGGAGTTAAGCTTCGACAAGACTCGCCTGCTGTTCTTGCTCGGTCTTCTTTAGAGGCGGAAAATTGGGAAAGAAGCTTACAGCGTGCGTATGCTATTCTAGAAAAATATAAAGAGGGACATACTCATGCTGAAGTGGCTAAAATGTATAGTTTGACGCCATCATCTATTCAGCAAATATGTCAAAAGGCTTTCAGGCATCAATTAAGCAAAGATGGAATTGATCCTCATAGCGAAAAAAGCGCGGAAATATGGAGGAGCATATTAAAACAATCATATAACGCGCGAAAAGCCAGAAAAACATAATGCTAATCAAGTATGGCGACAGTAATGTCGATGTAGACGAGGCATTACTTGAAATAGAGCGGTGTGAATTAGAAGCATCGCTCTACGACTTTACTGTCGCCGCTTGGCCGAATATTGACAGCGCAGAGTTCGCTATGGGCGGATATGCTTTGCAGGCGGTGTGCGAGCATCTGGAAGCGTGCGCAGATGGATACATCCCCAACCTGCTGATCAACATTCCGCCGCGCTTCAGTAAGTCAACGGTGTGCGGTGTGATGTTCCCCGCCTGGGTATGGGCGCAGAACGCCAGGACGCCGTTGGCTGGCCCTGGAGCGCAATTCCTGCACGCCGGCTACGCCATGGCCCTGTCGCTGCAAGATAGCGTCAAGTGCCGCACGCTGATCCAATCGGACTGGTATCAGAAGCGATGGGGACACCGGTTCAAGCTGACCGGCGACACCAACACTAAGCAGCGTTTTCAGAACGATCAGAATGGCATCCGCAACACGGTATCTGTTGGCGGTGCCACGACCGGACTTGGTGGCAATTACCTGATCGGCGACGACCTGAACAACAGCGCCGAGGCGAACAGCGAAGCCGTCATCAAGTCCACTATCGAGTGGTGGGACATGGCGTGGTATAATCGTCTGAACAATTCGAAGCCCGGCTACGGTTGCCGCATCGTCATCGCACAGCGCCTGTCAGAGCAAGACATCAGCGGGCATGTGCTTGAGAAGGGCGTGGGCGACTGGCAACACCTCTGCCTGCCGATGCGATACGAACCAGACCGGTCGTTTCATACCACACTGGTGCCCGCCTGGGCGACAGATGACGGTATGCCGATCCAGTGGAAAGACCAGCGCACGACGCCTGGGGAACTGTTGTGGCCCGAACGGTTTGATGAACAGCAAGTTGTCCTGCTCGAAAAGACGCTAGGACCGTGGGCGACCGCAGGGCAGCTACAGCAGCGTCCTGAGCCTGCTGGTGGCGGCGTTATCAAGCGAGAGTGGTGGAACCTCTGGCCCGACGAAGCTTTTCCGCCGTTCGACTTCATCATCGCCAGCCTGGACACGGCATACACCACTAAACAAGAAAACGATTTCAGTGCATTGACTGTCTGGGGCGTTTGGTATGGATCAACAGATACCCGCGCCACCCGCACGGTCAACCGGTATGGCGCAAACGCCGAGGCATTGTCAGACACCGGCACTATCGACGGTCTGCCTAAGGTCATGCTGATGACGGCTTGGCAGGAACGCCTGGAGTTGCACGACCTTGTGGAGAAGGTAGCCAAGTCCTGTCGTGCGCTGAAGGTTGACAAACTGCTGATTGAGAACAAGGCGTCTGGCATCAGTGTGTCGCAGGAAATGCGTCGCATGTATGGCCACGAAGACTTCGCCGTGCAGTTGATTGACCCGAAGGCGCAGGACAAGCTAGCGCGCCTCTACAGCGTGCAGGCGTTGTTCTCTGAAGGCATGGTATACGCGCCTGATCGTGCTTGGGCTGACATGGTCATCACCCAGGTCGGCCAGTTCCCCAAAGGGCGACATGACGATCTTTGTCTGATAGGCGATACATTAATCACTATGTTTGATGGAACCACTAAGCGCATAGACGCAATAGTTGCTGGAGATATGGTGGCAACGCCAGCAGGGCCATGCTTAGTATCTGCTGCATCCATGACCGGCGTACGCGAAGTATGGCAAGTTGACTACACTGGAGGATGTTTAGTAGGGACCGCAAATCATCCCATACGGGTTGGAT